GGTACCCGTTGAGATCGCGAAACAGCGTCAGGAATACATGACAAGAAAACATGAAGACCGAAGTGAAGCTGTGAATCAAGATCTTTTAAGGGAGCAAGATAAAAGGATGCCTATCAATGTTGATAGACAGACTCGTGTAACCTTCGGTGGTACAAAGAAGTAATTCTTAAACTGTCGATATAAAATAAACCGAACTGGAGGCCCTTAGGGGCAGGTTCATAAGGAGAAAAACAACATGGCAAATGCAAACACAAAAGGTTTTGGTTTGATCGCAGCAGGTACAATCGGTTCTACACCGGCTACCTCTGGTCAAGGCAAATACTACATTGATGCAGCTATGGGTGTTGATTTATTTCAAGGTAGTGCTGTAAAAAGTTCTGCTGGATATATAGTCACTGCTCAAGCAGCTATCACAAACACTTGCATAGGTGTGTTAAATGGTATTTTTTATAATGCCGCTACAACACAAAAACCTACTTGGGCAAATTTTTACAATCAGCCCATTACACCTGCAAATAGTGAAGACATAACGGCGTTTGTTCTAGATAACCCTAATCAACTTTTCATTGGGGCAACTGATGCGGCGGCAGCACAAGCAATCTACGGTAAAACTGTAGGTTTAACTGTTACTGCAGCAGGAAGTGAAATATCTGGACAATCAAGTTCAACATTAACAATAAGTACAAGTCACATTACTAACAACCAATGGAGATTAGTAAGATCAGCAGAGGACCCATCTAACGATGTAAACGCAGCTTTTAGAAGCGTTGTGGTTGCTCACAATCTTAACCAATACTTTACTGGTGCAGTAACTTGGGCTTAATAGGAGTATAAAAACATGGCAATATCAAGAGCACAACTAGTTAAAGAACTAGAACCAGGTTTGAATGCACTATTCGGACTTGAATATAAACGTTATGAAAATCAGCATGCTGAAATTTATAACGAGGAATCATCTGACAGAGCTTTCGAAGAGGAAGTAATGTTATCTGGTTTCGCTAACGCACAAACAAAAGCTGAAGGTCAAGGTATATCGTTTGACGATGCACAAGAGACTTTCACTGCAAGATACACTATGGAGACTGTAGCTTTAGCATTCGCGATCACTGAAGAAGCGATCGAGGATAATTTGTATGACAGACTAGCGTCTAGATATACAAAAGCTTTAGCAAGATCTATGAGTAACGCTAAACAAGTTAAATCTGTTGAGCCTTTAATAAATGGTCTGCCTTCAACGGCTACATTTAATACTGGTGACGGAGTATCTTTGTTTAACACAACTCACCCTACAATAGCTGGTTCGTTCTCGAACACACTAGCTACTCAGGCGGATCTTAACGAAACTTCATTAGAGCAAGCATTGATCGATATAGGTCAAATGACTGATGAAAGAGGTCTTAAAGTTGCAGCAAGAGGAGTGAAAATGATCATTCCTTCAGAGAACCAATTCAACGCTGAAAGACTGATGAAGTCTGCAGGTAGAACTGGAACAGCTGATAATGACATCAATGCAATAGCATCAATGGGTATGATTCCTCAAGGATACAGAGTGAACAACTACCTAACTGATTCTGATGCATGGTACATTATGACTGACGTGCCTAATGGAATGAAATATTTCAATAGAGCGCCTCTAACTACTGCAATGGAAGGTGATTTTGACACTGGCAACGTTAGATACAAAGCTAGAGAAAGATACGCGTTTGGTGTATCAGACCCTAGAGGTATCTTCGGTTGTGAGGGTGCGTAATCAATAAAACTTTTGTGGCCGGACATAGTTCGGCCACATTTAAATAAGAAAGTAATAATATGAAAAAAACTCGAATTAATATCTGGGCCTACAACCATCATGCAAAATTTGAAATAGAACATGAGTTAGATACTCCTGAAAGTATTGAAAAATTAATACTTGACAAGCTGGGAGAAAAAAGTATAGTTTGGGAAAATCTCGGAGATAGTTATCATGCGGGATTAAATAGAATAACTTTTGAGGAGGTTATTAATGATACAAGACCTGTACAAACAAAAATGGTCCTTGGAGTTGAAGTGGCAACAGGAGCATCTGGATAATAACAGATACACTCTTGAGATGGTTAGAATAGATGACAAAGTTAAAAGAGTCATTACTGACATCAAGCTTGAAGAAGCTAGAATTGCTCACTTAAAAAATAGCGTTGAAGGCGCTGCTCCACAAGTTTCTGTAGCTACTTAAGCAAAAGCTACATCGTTGGAAAATTCCACTCCACACTGTAGGATCTCTTGCACTCTATTCAAAAATAGTATACAAATTACTCACTATACATTTATAAAAAAATAATGAATGCTGACGCGTATAGTCGACACCCCTAGGGACAGTATTCAGATATCTAGGAGGATATTAATATGGCAAATACTACATTTACAGGACCGGTACGATCAGAAAACGGTTTTGAAATAATTGATAAAAGTACAGTTACAGGTGCAGTTACATCTACAATGAGCTTAAAAGAGTTCACAGCAACTATCACAGTTGCGAATGGAGCAACTACTGGAAAAGAAACATCTATCCAGATTCCCACAAACTTTATTCCAATGGCAATTGGTATTGTAGTTACAGTGGCTTCTGCAAACAACGTTAACTTAGTTGACATTGGAACAGACGCTAACACTGATGGATATGTTGACGGAATTTCTATTGCAACCAATACAACTGGTTGGAAAGGTTTCGTAGGATGTAATGGTATTTTAGGTCTTACTGGATTTACACCAGGAGTAGCAGGTTTAGTTGGAGATGAAGTTGAACTTGTGTTATCTGGAGATCCAGGACATGGAGCAGGTGGTGCGCCAGCTGTAACAACTCTCGTTCTTAAAATTTTAGGAATTGACTCGAGTGCTGACACACAATAATTAATTAATGTGGGGTTTCGGCCCCACATATAAATTTTAAGGAGAAAATATGGATTCAGATCAAACAACATTAAATAAAACTACAGGTACAATTTCTGTTTTAAGAGCAGCTAGATCTAGAGTTACTTCTATTCAAGGTAGAGGGGAAGCAGGTTCTGTTTTACTTTTACATGATGCAGCGACAGCAGGTGCAGCAGCGGGAACTAATTTAAAAGCTACTTACAGATATGATACTGAAGGACTAGAAGTTTATATTCCAGGTTCAGGTATTTTATTTGAAAATGGTATATGTGCTACACTTACTCAAACTGGTGGTACAGACGGAAGCGTTACGTTAACTATTACCGGAGCGTAGGAGTTTTAAATGGCGATATCAACAACAGCCAATTTCGAATCTACCTTTTCAATTGATGAAGTAATTGAAGAAGCTTATGAGAGATGTGGTGTTCAAAGTATTACTGGACATCAATTAAAATCAGCTAGAAGAACTTTAAATATATTATTTCAAGAGTGGGGTAATAGAGGACTTCATTACTGGACTGTTGGAAATACAAATATCAATTTAGTACAAGGTCAAGCAGAATATATTTTTTACAGAACTGCTGCTGACGGTACAAGTGCTGTTACTGCAGGCGGTACAACAGGTACTGCTACATACGGATTAGCTGATGTATTAGAAGCTAGTTATAGAGCAGGTTTTGATACAAGTGATCAAGCTGATTCACCTTTAACTAAAGTAGATAGATCTACGTACACTGCTTTTTCAAATAAAAACTCTCAAGGAACTCCGTCTCAATATTGGGTTCAAAGATTAATTGATAAAACTACAGTTACAATTTACCCTACACCGAGTTCAACAACAGCAAGCAATTTTGTTTATATAAATTTTATAAAAAGAATTACTAACGCTGGAGATTACACAAATGTTGGAGATCTACCTTATAGATTTGTACCTTGTATGGTTTCAGGATTAGCTTTTTATCTTGCTCAAAAATGGGCCCTGGAGCGTGTACAACAATTAAAATTATTATATGAAGATGAACTTCAAAGAGCATTACAAGAAGATGGTTCACCTTCTAGTAGTTACATAACCCCTAAAACTTACTTTCCAGGATCATAATGACAGTAGCAAATATTATTAAAAAAATAGCAAATAGAGTAATTAAAAGTAAACGTAAAAAATTATTTAAATTAGAAGTAAAAGAAGGACCTGGTGCAAATAAAAATAGAAAACATTTTGAAAAAATTGATAAAAAAAGTCCTTATTATAATGTAGATGAATTAGGCGCTCGTCCTCTCCATAGAGGTACAGGTACTTCTGGAGGAGAAAAACAAAAATTAAAAAAAATTGGTAAAAATCTTAGTGAAGAATTTAAAAAAAAAGACAAAGCAGCTGACATTAGAGAAAAAAGAAGAGGCGGAACTAAAATGGGTTATGCTGGAGGTGGAATTGCACAGCGTGGTTTAGGGAGAGCTTTTAGAAGAGGAGGCAAAGTCTAATGTCACAATTTGCAAGAGGAAAACATTCACAGTTTATTTCAGATAGATCTGGACTAGCTTTTCCTTACAGAGAAATGGTAGTTGAGTGGACAGGAGCAAGAGTACATACTTCTGAGTATGAACCTAAATCAGCTCAAGTAAGTCCAAGACCTCATGGAGCAGACCCCCAGGCTTTACCTCATGCACGACCAGCAAGAACAGAATTTCCAACTCCTGATTTTTTACCTAATAATCCTTTTTCTATAACAAACGGAAATAANATAATGACTGTAAGTTTTCCTGATTACTCTACAGAAGCTCAAGGAGGAGAATTAAANTATGTGATTTCAAGGTGTTAAAAGTGCTGTTGGTGCTAGATCAATAGAACAAATAGAATTATCCTCTACACTTAATGCAAATATTTCTGCTACAGCTACTTCAATTACTTTATCTGCTGGAGATGGTTCTTTTTGGTTGCCATCAAATAGCTATGTAGTAATTGAAAAAATAAATAGTGAAACAGGTAGATATG